CAAAAAGGTACAGAGCTTTCATCAATTACTAGAGCAATAGAAATATTAGGATCACTTGCTAATGTTGCTCCTGTATTTGATTACATAAACTTTGATGCGTTAGTTAAACATGTAGCAGACTTAGTTGGCGTACCGCAAAAAGTTTTAAAAATACAATCACAAGTAAACGCTGAAAGAGAAGCACAAGCAGCACAAGCTGAGCAACAACAACAAATGATGCAGATGCAACAAGCTGCAGAAGCAGGAGGAAAAATAGCTCCATTAGCGAAGGCTTTGCCAGAAGAGGCAAAAGCTCTAGTTAATGCAGAATAGTATGGAAGCAAAACAACTAGAGAAATACTTACAAGAACTACAAACAGATTATAAAACAGTATTCAATTCAGACGAAGGCGTAAGAGTCATGGCTGATCTTGAAAAACGATGTCATTTTATGACTACCACAAACATAAAAGGTGATAGTCATGAGAGTGCATATATGGAAGGACAACGCAGCGTTCTTCTATTTATAAAATCAATGCTGCAAAAAAAGGATAGATAAAATGTCAAGCGAACAGATAACACAGGAAACTGTGCCTGTAGAACAGACAACTACAGAAGCACAACCACAAGCAACACAACCAACTGTTGCTAAAGCAGACACACCTGCACCACAACCCACCCAATCAACTTGGAAAGATACTATTAGCGAAGTCTATAGAAACGATCCTAACATTGAAAAGTTTACAGAGATAGATGCACTTGCAAAGTCATACATCAATGCAACTAGAATGATAGGACAAGATAAGATGGTTGTGCCTAATAAAAACTTTACTGAAGATCAATGGGAAGAAGCCTATATAAAAATGGGTAGACCAGAATCTGCAGATAAATATTCATTAGATGTAAAATCAGATGTTGTTTCTTTAGATGAACAAGCTATCAAAAGTTTTCAAGATCAATCTTTTAAACTTGGTTTAAATAATGAACAAGCAAAAGGTGTCTTAGATTTCTATAAAAATAATATGGAAGCACAAACTCAACAAGCAAAAGTAGATGCAGAAACATCACAAGCTCAAGCTCAAAACTTACTTAGACAAGAATGGGGTAGAGACTATGATGCAAATATTGCAAAAGCTAAATCATTAGCTACTGCTAATCTTTCACCAGAAGTATTTGAAATGCAACTAGCAGATGGAAGTAGACTTGGAGATAATATTGATGTCATCAAAGGTTTTGCAAAGATTGCAAACATGATGTCAGAAGATAAAATATTGTCTACTGAATCTGAAAACATGGATAGAAGTGAGGATATTCAAACTGAAATAGATCAGATTATGAATGATAAGAATGGTCCATATTGGAACTCTTCGCACCCTAATCATGATAAAGTTGTTCAACAAGTTTATACTTTAAGGGAGATGTTAAGTGGCAGCAAATGAACACTTAAATAACGAAGAGCTTAAACTTGAGATTTTAAGAATTGTTAAAGAAACAGGTACAGAATTTCAGAAACAAGACCCCTTGCCAATCTGTGAAATTTATTATAAATGGATTAAAGGTAAGACAATTCGTAAGAACCTTACTGGCAAGAAGGAATAGACTTCTAGTCTAAAAGACTTAAAATCCAAGAGATGCCTGCGTAGGCGGATAACTTCTCTGATTGTTTAATATAAATGATAACAATGGGAGACTAATATGTCATCACAAGTAACTACAGCATTTGTACAGCAGTATTCTGCTAACATTCAAATGCTATCTCAACAAATGGGATCGTTATTAAGAGACAAAGTTCGTCTTGAATCTGTTGTTGGAAAAAATGCTTTCTTCGATCAAGTAGGGAAAGTAACTGCTGT